TATGTTTGCAATACTTATAAAGAAGGAGGATGAAGCTTGTACTATAATAACCAAATTTGGCACTGGGGTGTCAAAGGTATGAAATGGGGCGTAAGGCGTTATCAGAATGCTGATGGTAGTCTGACTAATGCGGGTAAACGCCGCTACACGACCGATGCGGCTGCAAATGCCAAAAAGAAAAAAGATAACCGTCTGCCCGAAGAGAGTCTTAATGACCCGAATCGCTGGGTCAAAGAAGATCGAGAGCGGATGAAACGTGTGGTCGATTCTGGCAACCAGATGGCTGGTAACTTGAAAACGCTGAATGACAAGTCCATGCGGATTCAGGCGCGCAGAACGCCTAAGATGGATCTGAGCAAGATGACCGACCAGGAGATGCGGGAACAAATCAATCGCGCCATGCTGGAAAAGCAGTACGATGATATGTTCAACCCGAAGAAGGTTTATTCCGGTCGGGAAGCCGTCAGCGATACTTTGGAGATTGCAGGAAGTGTTCTGGCCATTACGAGTTCGGCTCTCGGTATTGCATTGGCCATTAAGGAGCTGAAGGGGTGAAACATTCAAAATGGAGCTGTATCACTACGGAATCAAAGGCCAGAAGTGGGGTGTAAGACGATATCAGTATGCTGATGGTACGTATACTCCGGCAGGACGAAAGCGCTACGGTGTGAGCCGGAACGACAGCCAAATGGAGCGCATGGCATCCATAATGGGGATGCGTGTGAAAGATTGCGTCAACACTGCTCGAACACAGGTGACGGGGCGGCAGTATGTTGACGGATATCTGAAGAAAGGCACAACGTTCTCTCGGATTCAGACTTCCAAAGAGTTTGAGAACTTTGCGTTCTACGCTACCTATAAGAAGGCTGACAGCGACAAGTACATGGGGCTTTTCGGAAAGAATCTGATGGCGCGAGCCAACTATGATGCCAAACAGGCAGAAAAGCAGGCGAACGCTTCCGGCAGCGAAGCTGACTTAGCAACGGCCACCGCTTTACGCGATAAAGCCAACAGCATGAAGGTCTATCAGCTGAAACTGGAAACGGTCAAGAAGTTGAAGGTGCCTTCCGATGAGAACGCCAGTGATATTACGGCTGGACTGCTGAAAGAGAAAGAGTTCAAGCAGAATCTTGAAGCATCTATTGCGGATTCTAAAGAGAAGATGCGCAGACCTACCCAGCAGGTACTTTTCAAACAGGCAGAG